CTGGAACATATAACCAAGCATTTGTAATAGGTTACGATGAAATTTTAACAGATGACGCAGCTTTAAGAGCTAACGTAACTACAACTGTTGAAGCAGAATTACAAGGTCAAAACGCTTACACACTTACAATGAGTGGTAAGAGTGCTGAAATTGCAAGAGAATTTGTTGGTAGCATAACTTCAAATGCGAGTGGTACTGTAAACTTCGGTAGCTAATAAGCATAAATAGGCGAGGGTTTAGGCTCTCGCCTTAATATAAGATACTATGTATAAATTAAAAGAAAGTGGTCTTGGTAAAAAGTGGTGTGGTGATGAGATTATCATATTAACCAACGAATTAAGCCAAAGAAAGTTAAAAAAATTATTTAATAAGAATTGCGAATTTGTAGAATATGAGCAACAAACCACAAGCGAGGAAACCCAGACATCGGACAGTACCGCCAAGAACAAAGATACAAGCACTAGCAGTATCAACAGACGTAAATCAAACAAAGGAAAAACAAACAAAAAGCGAAAAACAGACTAAATGGTATCCGTTTTTTGTTGATTCCGACAATATTTATATTAATGACTTAGCAGCAAGAGCTAAAAGAAGCTCTACTCATGGTGCTATTGTTCAATCTAAGGCAAACTACACTAAAGGACAAGATTTTGTTTATTATCGTAATAATGAAAGTGTAGAATTAAACGCTAAAGAAGAAGAATACTTTAACGAAGTAAATAAGTATAGACAAAGTTTACACGATGTATATGGCTTAAACGCCTACGATTTTGTGTACTCTGGTAATTGTTACATTGAAGTGATAAGAGGTAAGGATTTTGATTCTATCTTTTATTTAGACGCTTCTAAAGTAAGAAAAAACGAGAAAACAGCCTTTATATCTGGTTATTGGCGTGAAATATTATTACAACAAAATCCAACGGATGAATACCCTATTAAAACTGTTGAGCTTTGGAATGGTGAAATAGATACAAAACAAAAACACTTTATAATTCACGTTAAAAATCATTGTCCAGAGTATGATTATTATGGATTACCTGAACACGTACAAGTATTAAAGTGGGCTGATATTGAGTATAAAATTGCTCAATTCAATTTAAAGAAATTAAAAAACGGGTTCTTTCCTAGTGCTGCGATTACTATTGTAGGTCAACCACCTGAAGGAAAGAACGCGCAAGAGTATGTAGAAGCTATTAGAGATAACTTTACAGATGAAGAAAACAACCACAAGATGTTTGTTCAAATGGTTGATAGTCCAGACCAAGCAGTACAAGTAAATGAATTTACAACTGTAAGAGAAGGTGAAATGATGGAGCTACAAAGATTAGCAAGAGAAAACATAATCTCTGGTCATAGATGGTTCGCTAGTTTAGCTGGTATTTCAACTGCTGGAAGTTTAGGGAGTAACCAACAAATAAGAAACGAATACAACATAGCTTTAAAGGGTGTGGTTGTTCCACAATTTCAAACACCTCTATTAAATGCTTATGATACATTATTAAAAATATTAGGCTTTGATTTAGAGTTAGGAGTACTTAATGTAGCTCCAGTAGGAATAGAAGATAGAATTGAGCCTAAAGAAGTACTAACTAAAAACGAGCAACGTGAGCTATTAGGTTACGAGCCGTTAGAAGAAAACGAACAAAATGAGCCTGACAACGGAAATGATGACGACAGCGGAAGTGAAGACTAACGCTTTAGTTAACGCAAATATAGACACAGCTTATTTAGACCAATACATTTTATTGGCTCAAAGAAAGTATTTTAGAAAGTTTTTAGATAATGACTTCTACGAAGAATTATTAACTCAAATAGCTGCTTCTTCTTTGACTTCTGATAATTCTACTTTACTAGAAAGCTACATAAAACCAGCGTTAGCACACTATATAGTCTATGAAAGTTTACCACAATTAAGAAACTCAATCGACAAAGGTGGTGTTTATCTTAATTTAAGTGAAACATCTGACGCTGTAAGTGATTTTGGTTACGGTCAAGTAAGAGATGATTATTTAGCTAAAGCAGACGCATTAAGAGAAGAAATAGATTTTTTTATAAAAGACGCCCAAAAAGATGATTCTACAAAATATCCTTTATATTGTGGTAAATCAAGTCAAAACAGCGGAATAATAATATACTAATGAAGTTAACAGTTTATAGAAATAACATATACAGTAATAGAGTTCCGTTAAATGCTTTTTCTGATAACTATTCTATCTTATTAGATGGAGTAGATGAGTATATTAATATAGATGCTTTACAATCTGCAACAGCAAGTAACACAAATGGAACTATATCTATATGGGTTAAGCCAGTAGATGCAACACCTAGTAGTAATGAGTTTTTATTTTCTTTTGGTGACACTAATGCAGATACTAGAATATCTGGTTTTATCCGTACTGATGGAACAGTAAGATTTGAAGCAAAAACAGCTGGAGGTATTTGGTGGCGTGTTACAACTGATGCAGCACTATTAAGTGATGGTACTTGGGGGCATTTAAGTTTTGTGCAAGACGGCGCAACTCCAAGAATTGATTTTAATGGAACTACTCCTGCACAAACAACTACTTCGGTTTCAGATATAACTTATTGGTTTAATGGTATAGGTGATATTGATAATGGGCGTTTAGGTTGTAAGAATGATGATTCATTAGGAAATATTTTATTTTTTAATGGTAATATTGATGATTTCCTATACACTTCGGATGCTAAAACATTAGCACAAATACAAGATATTTATAATTCTGGAACTCCAAAAGATGAAAGCGGAATAACCAATGGAGTAAGTTATTACTTAATGGGTGATGCCTCTGGAGATAATTATAATAGTGGAGTAGCTAGTGAGTGGCAATTTATTGACCAGATAGGAAGTAATAATGCTTACACAGTTAATTGCGAAGAAGCAGACGTAGAAACAGATACACCATGATAAACGAATATTACATATTACCAACAGGAATGTTAAATGTTTTAGACAACTACGAAGTTGTAGAAACTTTAGAAACTGTTAGATATAATCTTAACGGTACTAAGTTTGTTTGTAAAACAAGAAGCGGAGTTACCAACCCACCTTTTATGAACCCACATACAGCTAAAACACATTCAGAGGTATTAGTTGAAATGGCTAAAGCAGAATGGACTACAAATGAATGAACATCAAGAAATATTAACCACTAAACTAGGGCTTATTGTAGGAAGTGTAACAGCAGGATTAACACTAGCTGACATAGATTTAATAATGGCTATTCTTTTAAAGTTTGTATCAATAGTTTCATTTATAATAGTTATAGCCTTAAACATTCCTAAATTGTATAACAAGATTAAGAGTTGGAAGAATGGAAATACTTAAAAAATACGGTATAAATATACTGATGGCTATTGCTATGGTTGTATGGGGTTGGATTCAGAAAGGTGCTACTTTAGAATTTAAAGAAAAGGTAGGAGAAGTAATGACTGAAAAGATTAACTCTAAGGACTTTATGGATAAGGTTATGACATCTAGTTATATGAAGGAATATAAAGAAGTAGAGAAGCTAAAAACATTAAAAGAAGTAGTAAAAGTAGTTGATAGTGAAAAGGTTGATTTTATACAAGTATTAAGTTTAAAAACAGGATTAACCAAAGACGCTATATCAGATAGTTTAGCAGAAAGGATAGGAGAAAAGCGATTAAGTGAGGGGCAAATAGTAGAACTAATAAGAAAGTATAACCGTAGAATGGTAAGATTATGAAAGAGTTTAAATTAAGTAAAAGAAGTATAGAAAGATTAGAAGGTATAGAGCCAATCTTAATAGAAATAGTAAAGGAAGCTATTAAAGAAAGTCCTTTTGATTTTGGTATTCCAAACTTTGGTGGATTAAGAACAGCAGAAGAACAGCACCAACTATTTGAAAGAAAAGTATCTAAATGTGATGGATATAAAAATAAATCATACCATCAAACAGGAAAGGCTTTTGACATTTATGCTTATGTAGATGGTAAGGCTAGTTGGAATAGAACACAATTAAAATTAATTGCTAGACATATTCAGAATGTAGCAAAGACAAAATTTAATATTAAACTAGAATGGGGTGGAGATTGGAAAAACTTTAAAGATTACCCACATTTTCAAATAAAATAAAAATGACTGACAAAGTAAAAAATATAATAACAAATCTAATAGGCTTATTGCTTTTAGGTTTTGGTGGCTATTTAATATTCTTAGGTAAGATTGATTTTATAGCTTTTTGTGGTATGGTAGTAATATCTATTGCATTATTTACATTTAAAGCAAGTGTAACAAAAGAATATATTAAAAAGTTTTTGGATAAGAAGTTGAAGTGAAGCTAAAAGACTTCATAATAATAGCCCTAGCATTTGTAATAATTTACTTATGTACTTGTAATAGACCAGAAACAATAGTAGAAACTAAAACAGTAACAAGGGTTGATTCACTTTATTTTAGAGATACAATAGTACAAACAATAAAAATTCCTAAGACTGAACTAATTTATGTTAATGCTATTCAGCCCGAAAGATTAGATTTAAGCGATACTAATGTATTTTATAGTACTTATGTATATGAGCATAGAGATAGTGTCTTAGAAGCTACCATATCAATCGAGGCAAACGAAAGACCATTAAAAGCAGAGTTGGAATATAACTTTAAGCAATTTACTTTAAAAGATTCTGTTTACGTAAGAGATTCAGTATATCAAGAGGCTGTTAAATCATTTATGAGTGTAGGTGCTACTTTAGTTGGTAGTAAAAATAGTTTTGGATTCTGCCCTCAATTACAGTATAATCACAAGAAAGGTAATACTTATTCAGTTGGTTA